AAGGAGAGAAGAGTTTTCACCTTTGATGACATGGGCACAGGAGTGTGTGGATACCATCCATTTTGATCAAGGTCTTAACTGTGATCGTCTGGTAATCAACAAGGCATGGTCAAACCGCTCTAAGGGGTCCTCAGGGCAGCACCATGACGCTCATAGACACCCCATGTCATTCTATAGTGCCATCCTATACCTCACCACAGGTGCTCCTACGGTCTTTATAGACCCTCTATTCCAACGTGAATGGGGATCCTTCTACATTGACGGCACTGTGAAGAGGGACATCTATTATCATGGTGGAGCAGGTGGTATGATTGTCTTCCCTAGTTACATGATCCATGCTAGTTGTGGACAAGGTGATGAGGGTGACCGATACAGTATTGCAATGAATACGTTTCCCTCTGGAGATGTAAACTCAGGTGGGTGGAAAAGACCCATGGCAAGAGTTGACGTTGAAGGATGGAAAGATGACCTAGGACCACTAAATCTTGATGACTATACGCCCGAGGATTATGAGAGGAACTGAGTTAGATCTATTCCCTATTAAGTGTAGGGTATATGAAAATCCTCAACTCAAAATAGATCCTGATTTCCATATCAAACTGATTGAGGCATTTAAAGATGTGCCTACTCAGATGTCTAATTTCCCTGAGGGTGTGTATACTTCTATATCCAACCTACACAAATCAGAAAACCCTGATATAATGGAGTTAAGGCAGTTTTTCTGGGACTGCCTTGCTGAGTATCGCGCTAGTCAGAAACTTTATTGCGACAGACTAGAGATCTCTAGCATGTGGTTTAACCACGCCCCCGCATCGAGTGGAGTTGGACACCCTTTACATAGACATCCAATGTCTTACCTAAGTGCTGTCTATTATGTTACTCCTGGTGCCCCTACTTACTTTGATGATCCTGTAACACCTAGGACATATGATACCCTAGATGTATTCAATCATGATCAAATGCAATCTGACTGGGGTATCAATGAAAAGGTTGAAGCAGAAGAGGGTAAACTTATCCTCTTTCCATCTTGGTTGAGGCATTACTCAGGCCGACAACTAGAAAACTTTGACCGATACACAGTGTCCTTTAATGTCTTACCCTGTGGTAAGATTAACGTTGGACCTTTTGACCTTCCACAAGCAACCATCGACATAGTATGAAGTATTTGAAGACTCCACTCCGTTACCCTGGTGGTAAATCTAGAGTGGCAAAGATGTTGATTGAGAAATTCCCATCAGACATCAAAGAGTTTCGTGAGCCATTCATTGGGGGAGCATCTGTTGCTCTTCTATTCTCCCAAAAGTATCCTGAGATCCCTGTGTGGGTAAATGATAAGTATGAATACCTCTATCAATTCTGGGTCGCCCTACAAAAGCATGGCGATGCTCTGTCTGAAACCTTGGTTGCAATCAAGGAAGACAATAGTGACGAAGACAAGGCTAGAGAGTTATTCCGATCTGCTAAGGAAGAGATATCCGAGGCGGATCCTTTTCGCCAAGCTGTGCTTTTTTGGATTCTTAATAAGTGTAGTTACAGCGGGTTGACAGAGAATTCTTCATTCTCTCCCACAGCATCCAGACAGAATTTTACTATCCGTGGTGCTAATCACCTGAAGAATGTCTCTGGGGTTATTAAGAATTGGCGCATCACTAACCTAGACTACAGTGAGGTGATGAGTGCTCCTGGTAAGGATACTTTCATCTTCCTAGACCCTCCATACAAGATTGATACATTCCTGTATGGCACTAATGCTGAGATGCATAAGAATTTTAATCACCAGACATTTGTTGATGACTGTAAGGACTGTAAGCATGAGTGGTTGGTTACATACAATGTTGATGATGAGTTAAAGGAAGCATATCAAGAGTTTAATATTGAAGAGTTTCGTATCACATATGGTATGAAGCATCGTGCCGATAACAAACTCAAGACTGAGTTGTTGGTTACTAATTTTAATGAATACTCTCCATTGACTGCTCTATATGAAACAGTTTGACATTCCTCTCAAGGACTATCTCAACAGCATCAACCTAAAGCAGGGGGATCTGTCAGAAGACCCCCTAGCAATGAAGAAGTATCCAGCATTTGTTATCAATAAGTGTATGGGTGGACACATTGACACCGTGATGAATGCCAATCAGATGAATGCATGTGATCACCTGGATAAAGATCTGCAATATTTGTATTACCTACATAGTATTAGAAAATCTCGAAGGTTTTCTCCCTGGGATAAGAAATCCAAATGTGATGATCTTGACCTAGTGAAACGCTACTATGGATATAATACCGAGAAGGCACAACAAGCCCTCAATATTCTATCTCAAGAGCAACTTAAAATTATTGCATCTAAATTGAATACAGGAGGGAGAAAATGACCGAAGATGTGCAATGGTCACAGGACATGATGCTTGAAGTCATGTTGAAAGAACCAGATGACTTTCTTAAGGTGAGGGAAACACTGACACGTATCGGTGTTGCCTCTAGGAAGGAGCGTAAACTATATCAATCATGTCATATCTTGCATAAGCGTGGTAAATATTACGTTGTGCATTTCAAAGAGTTGTTTGCCCTAGATGGCAAGGCAACAAACATTACAATCAACGACATCCAACGTCGTAATAGAATTTCTAAACTGCTATCTGACTGGGGTCTAATCTCTATTGCTAGAGAAGAAGAGTGTGAAGATCTTGCACCACTAAATCAGATTAAAGTTTTGTCGTTTAAGGACAAGGCCGAATGGACACTTGAGTCCAAATATAATATTGGTAAAAAGAAACAACCAGTTGAATCTGCATAAATAAATTTGCCTTACTCTTTACTCATGGAATCAAATCCAAAGAAAGAGGAAGCCAAAAAGGAAAATAAATTTGAGTGGGCGGATGAGGGTGTATCAACTCTCGTCCGAGTTATTATTCTTGGATGGTCAGCAGCAATTCTGACTCTTAATTATGTAACTGTTCCTGGTATTCCTCAGAAAAATATTGATCCGACTTTTATCGCCAGCGTCTTTACTGGAACGCTAGCTACGTTCGGAGTCATGCCTTCTAAGAAGAAGGATGAATCGAAACAAGCACCTACATTGGAGAAGAAAGATGCAAAAATTGATTAATGTAATCGCACTATTATCTGGTCTGACTTGTGCAAGTCTTGTCGGTGGTGGTGTCTATGTCTACATGCAGAAAGATGCTCTCCTAGAGAGTGCTAAAGAAGCAGCAACTGCTGCAGCAATGGAAGCAGTCACAGGTGCCCTCCCTGCTATGGTGGGTGGCATGATGCCTGAAATGCCTAGCATGACTGGTGGTGCTGTCCCTAGTGTGGGTGAAGTGCCTAGCATGACTGGAGGGGCATTGCCTTTCTGATATGGGAATCCCTGATATTGACATAGATATCAGAGACATATCCATTCCTGAGGTGCGTGATTGGATGGTGGATCCTCCTATGGCAATTCCACCATCGGCACCAGTCACTACACAGATCGGTGTTCCAATTGTGGACATGCCTGGGTGTGTAGAGGCACATGAATCAAACAATAAATCTAAATCTGTGGGGATTGATGATGAAAACGGTATGGTCACGTACTGCGATTCTGGTATGCCTAACTTTAATCCTTTGGATTATAAACCAGACCAATTAGATTTCGATTATAAACCAAGTATACCTCCTGTTGGGTCTCCTGACTCACCTGAAGTACCACCAGCACCAGAATTACCCCCACCCCCTGTTGTTACTGCTGTCGCAGATTGTCCAACAGCATCACAGAATGCAAAAGAACCTATTGGCACATATGTGCAAGGGTATAGAAAGAAAGTTACTGAATATAAACTGGTTGGCAATGAATGTATTCAGATTACAGAAGCAGTAGGTATACCCCAACAAATTATTGCTGGTCTACCTGGTGCTGGCCAGGTATCATCCGTGGGTGGCATTGCTGTCATCGCTACTACATCAGCACTATTAGCAAAACCGCTGGCAGACCTACTATTGAAAGTAGTCAAACCAACGGTTAAGAAAGTTATTAAAAAGATTGCTGCTATTAGAGGTAAGTCACTTCCTATTCTGTCCCTAAAGGAGCGCCGAGATCTTCAGCGCGAGAGGACAAAGGCGATACGGGTATTGAAGTCGGCACTGAAACCGAAGGGATAGAGTGCTTGTGCTGTTTAATATACGTGACGTTTTTTACCATCACGTCAGCACATATAGAAGAATACTTTGACCCTGGCACGAAGGAGATCCCTTCCTTCATCAGTGATCCACAATTCTTAAGTCTTGCAATCTCAAAGTCTAATCTTTTATTGGCAGTTGCCTGTTGCATCAATGCGATGTTAGCAGCAGCTGCTTCTTTACATTGGTCCTGCAGTTTCTTATCTAGAGGTCTTGACCAGGTGGCAGAGAAACCTACACCAATACTGTAGTTATCTTTCTGACCAGTCCTAGTAGGCACATGGTAGAGGATGTCACCTGGGTTATCTAAGACTCCATCTTCATCCAGGTCTCTCATATCGTAGACTGGATCTCTGTAGTAGGGCTCATAAGGTTTAGATGCTGATGCAGTCCCTGTTACATATGGAGTGACATTCAACGTGGGACCTTGACACTGAATCCCTGCACCATAAGTGTTAGTTATGTATGGACCCTGCAAAACCTGAATAGCCTGGTTAGTCACTGAGCCAGAGCTATTCGCGATGGGGGATGCTGTTGCTGATACACCACCAACTGTTTCGGCGTTGACTGGTGCTGCTATAAACAGTGCTATTACTGGGTAAAGATACTTGTAGTATCGGTTACGCTTGTAACCTCTGTTTCTCTTTGGATAATTGTCTGCTGTGTTAGACCTGGACCATTGTACGTTTCTGTGAATTGAAACGCTGCTCCTGGTATCGTCTGTGTAAACGAAGGTTTGCTCGTTACTCCCGTCCATGATGATGTCACTCCATCAATTGTTACATTGTTAGAACCTGTGCCTGGTGATAGGTTACCACTGGGAGTTATACCACTACCAGTTACTGAGTATGAGTAACCAGTGGTGTAATCCATTGAGTTAATCGTTTCAGTCACTTTCGATGTCGTTTCCGTGTGGCTCGTCATCGATCCCTGGGTGAAGTTTGGGACCACGGGGACCGCCTGGGCAGGAGCAAGTATGGCACTTGCACCCACCACAGACATCACAGACCAGATTATTATAGTCTTCACTATATATGTCCTCCACTAATCGATGACTGTGATTTCACTCACAAATTGTCCTGTTGCAGTAGTGCCTGCACCACCAGCCGTCACAGTTAGAGCACCTGAAGTTCCTACAGTACCTGCTAGACTTCCAGCACTACCAGCAGTGTAAGAAATTACATTACTGAAGTTAGGAATATCACCTGTAGTAGCAGCAGCAGTTGGGATTACATCACCTTGAGTAAACGAGGTGCTATAACTAAAAGCATTACCATCTGTATGCTGTGTCGCTGAGATAGTACCAGGAGAATAGATGCCACTTGTGATAGCACCAGAAGAAATACTTCCTGCTGTAGTACCATCAGTAGTATTAATCCCACTACCTGAGATACTATAAGAATTTCCAACTCTTGTGGCAGTTGACCTAGCAGCATCAACAGTTAGTTGTACACTAGAAGAGTGTTTTGATACAAGTCCACCAGCATTCGCTACACTGGTAGTCATCAGTAACATAACGAGAGTAAGAAATGACTTTTTCATCCCTTGGTCCTCGATTGATAGTATCTCTATTTAGCATCGGCAAACCGTATAGAGAGGTGTGGGTTTACTCTGAGGTATATTAAATAAATAAATTCGGTTGCCTTCGGGGACCACAAAATACAATCTCGCTTTATAAGGAGAAGTTACATGGACCTTACTAGATGGACATCGAAAGATGTTGATAAAATTTTTGATGCTGCAAACAGATACAGCGTCGGACTAGATGATATCTTCTATCGATTACATTCATATGGATCGAATCATCCTGGTGGACAATATCCTCCATACAATATCGTCAAAGAATCAAATGTTAAATGGCGTATTGAAGTAGCACTTGCTGGATGGGATCCAAAAGATGTTGAGGTT